CACTTGGAAGCACTGGAGAGCCGTTGCCACTACTTGGACCTTACCATTGACACTGAGCGTGAGAAGATCCTGCGCATTGAGCAAGTGGTGAACGAGTGCGGCATGCTGGACAAGTATGAGTTTGAACCCTGGCAAGCTCAGGAAGTGGTGGACTTTGTGAAAACCAATGTGCATCGCCTGCGTGAGCTGAGCCTGCGTACAGTGCTCAAGGTAGCTGACTTGAAGCATGGCTTCCCGGACAAGTGGAAGAGTGTAGCAGAAGTAACGTGTATGCGCAACAGCCGTTAAGGCTGTGTGCTGTACAGCAAGCAGCCTACAGAGCTAGAGCTGTACACCCAGTCTAGCCAACGATTCGCTCCCGGCAACTAGACTCTCAGTGGTAGGAGCTGCTACCACATTGTGATCCCCCAACATAAATCCGATTCGCTCCCGGTGTTGGGGGATCTTTTTTGATTTCGAAAAAGTCGACCGGGGCATGCAAAAAGAAAAAGATTTTTCGCCACCCGACCGGCTATACACATATTATTACTACTAGCCAGCTAGTAGCGCATGGGTACCGAAGTATTTTCACCCCCGTAAATCTATAAGTACTTGTTTATAATTTTTTACGCACAATGGAAACGGTACTGTAGGTACCTTTTCGGGCTGAATTTGTTCGGCCCAAAACAATCCCAGGGATTGTGTAAGTACTTCCCAAATTTTTTTTGCGCAGAAAAAAACGGGCCTTGTAGGACCCATTTGGCACAGTGTATTACACAGTTAACTGGCAGTGCCCACACGTATGATGCTGAGTGTGGTGTTCACAGTATCAGGCGTTTGGTTTGCTCCACTGGTCTGACTCGCATATATGTCCACAGTATCACCTTTGCTCAATCGAAACACTCTTGTGACATTCTGTACTTGTCCACTGGCAACTGCTCCATTGGCCAAGATAATGCCACTGGCCAAGTTATTGTTCAACACTACACTGATAAATCCTGCTGTTAGTGTTACACTGCTGCCAAAGTACAAACTAACTGTCAATTGGTAAACGCCCGTATAAGGTGCTGTGAACTTGTGATTGGTCAAGTGTGTGGCCGCTTGAGCATAGTTGGTTAAATCGCTAGTTTCAGTCCACTGTAGTCTAACGCCACTACCAGCGTTGGTTAGGGTTTGTGTGCCAGTAGCGTTGGCCAATACCACTACACTTGCTTTTTTATAGTTTGCCATATATATCCTTGTGACATATTTAGCCACACCAGTATCAGCATGTTCACGCCCACGCCACCAGACCCTGTAGCAGCTGAGATCATATCATGGAGTTACCGTTGGCGTGGTTGGGGCAGTTCTAGCGGCACTGTCAGCTGAAACGCTCGTGTTGCGTTTTACCGCTGCGCTTCGCGTGTGAAAATTTTTCGCGCTGCGCTTCGCGGGTTTAGCTATTAAGCCCACACACCGCACTGGTTTTGCCAGTGATCCAACAAGAATATTTTGGCCAAGCGGCCACGGTAAAATCAGGGAACCGCGTTGATATTCTGCGGCCTCCTGTAATTACCAGTCTACGGTCCCGGTACTGCACTACCTTGTCATTGCCAGTATTGGGCACCAGTTCTAATTCTGGAATTTGGCCTGGTTGCCAACCTTCTGGTAATAATTCATCCATACGCATAATAGTTTTCCTAAGTTAGAATATTTATGCAAATTTATTCAGTGGCGTCTCTAAAGTAGTATTCGTAGTTCACAGTGTCCTTGTTGGTTTTGCGAATTTTGGCACCGTTCTTCAAGTGAAAACGTTGGGCCATGGCAGTTTGTGGGCTCAGTGTAACTATGCCTTTGAGATCCTTGTAGTCCTTGCGCAGCCATTCCGCAGCAGTTTGCAACAGTTTGGCACCCGCACCCGGAGCATAACTCCAAATGGTGTAGAACACAGCCACATGGTGATCCTTGCCCATGTTGATCAAGTCTTGTTCGCATTCCGGCACATCTGTCAGCCACTGCATGCAGGTCATGGCCAACACTTCTTCTCCAGCTTTCAACAACAGGATTTCAGCAGCACTGTTGATTCGCTGCTCAAGTGGTATGTGTGGACGCACCGGGTCGTCTGCGATCAACCTCACCAGTGGGTCAGTTATGTCTCGTATGTGGTGCAGTTCCATGATTTTTACCTTGAGTATTATATGCGTATTTATTGATATTGTGCCAAATGTGTGTTACAATGATATTACACGTCATCTGTGGGCAAGTTGTTCAACAGTTCTCTCAGTTTGCTTGACTCCACTTGGGCTCGGGGCTTGCCCAGATCAAATCCTTCCACGGGTGTGGCTCTGGTCCAACCTGTGGTGGTGTTGCTGTCTTCTGCCACAGTTTGACGCTGTTTGATACTGGTCAGCAGTGCTGATCCAGCACTGGCCTGTCCGCTGCCATAAGTGTCCGATTCATCCAAGTCTGAGATTCTCAGTGTGTCAATGTTGAACTCCAAGTCAATCTTCATGCCCACGCCACTACTGGATCGTGTTTTCATCAGCTGTATCTGATAGCGTCCACGTTCACGCATGGCTCTGCTGGTAAAGATACCAAACACATTGTCCGCTGTTTGGATCTTGCTGAGTCCACCCGATATGTGACTGTGATCAAACTCCACTTCTTCCACTGCACCACGATTCAACTGGGCCGCTGTGACAAACACACAGTTCTTTTCCACAGCCAAGTTACGCAGTTCTTCACTCACGTACTTGTCTTTCACAAACAAGTTTTCCGCTGAGATTCGCTTGCTGAGTGGCATGATCAAGTCCATGTAGTCCACCAACAGCACATCAATCTTGTGACCCATTTTGATTTCATACTCTTTCATGTACGCACGAATATCATTGGCAGTTTTGCCCGAGGGCATGTATTTGACCTGCAGCTTGCCCGATTTCTTGCCAATGATTCTCACCTTCATTTCCACATCATCAAGATTCTTGAAAATCTCTCTAGTGGGTATGCCAGTGGTCATGGCATCAATACGCATGCACACCAGGTCTTCCGAAAGCTCCAAGGTCAAGTACAGCACATTCAAACCAGCCAGCGCATAGTTCACACCCAGGTTGGCCAGGAACAGGCTCTTGCCCGCACCCGATCCGCCAGCCCAAATGTTCAGCTCGCCGCGATTGAAACCACCATACAGTTTGTCATCAATGCTTTTCCAACCCGTGCTGATCTGCCCATTCTTGTCCTTGATGCGAGCCAGTCTAGCACGGGGATCTTCAAAGTAGTCAGTGCCCATGTCACGTTGTAGACCCACCTGCACAGCACGTTTGATCTTTTCTTCCACTGGACCATACTCACCCTTTTCCAACAGGTCAGCTGACTCCAGAATGGCCTGCTCCAAGCCCTTGTGGCGTGTGAACGTTTCAAAGTCATTCAGCAACCATTCAAAGTGTTCTTCACGCAGATTGTCAGCGGCTTTCAGTGTGGAGCCAGTGGCCGCATTGATGATGTCTGCTGTGGGCAACACATTGTTTTCACTCACATACTTGGTCAAGTACTCAGCGGGTTCCTGTAGCCTACGGTCAAACAGTTTGCTGTCAAAAATGCTTTGGCATCGCACAAATGTGCCAGCATCTGCCAACATCATTTCCAAATACACACGCTGGATGTCATATCCATAGTCCACATTTTGTTTTGCTTTTTCTTTGTTGTATTCATTCATACTTTATTATACGCTCTTTAAATATTAATTGCAATGTGTTTGACTGGTGGCAAATCAAGATGCACTCTGTTTTTGGTGTGATACAGTACCGCACCCATTGCACTGCTGGGATCTCCGGGATTGGGCAAACTCCATCGATACTTGAATAAATGTTCAAAGTACCAGTTGGCATCGCTGTTCATAGCACATCCGCCCATGTAAACCAAACTATCAGCCTTGGTTAAATCCTTGGCCTTAAACATTATGCTGTGTACGATTGCACTAAACTTGGCCTGTACTGCTGCGGCAATGTCACACTGCTCTTGTAGGTTATGTGGTATTGGATCCCAGTTGTGTACTCCCCGATGAAAGTTATAAGTTAACTCTAAACCATGCGGGCCAAAATAACTGTCAACTTCATTTTTAAATCTTTTGGGATCGCCCTGCTGTGCCATCTTCTGCAACAAGTGTTCATCTTGAATAGGAGTAAGTCCTAGCATTTGAGTAAACGCACTGTAGAATAATCCAAGGCTATGCGGGTATTTTGCACTCCATACTTTGTTCATTTCGCCGTGCATGCAATTCCAAATTGTAGCACATTCAAACTCTCCTATTGCATCCAGTACCACAACAGCAGCGTGATTAAAAGGACTGGTATAGTAGCCTGCAGCTGCATGACTAGCATGATGCGGTGTATAAGTGATCGGAGCATATCCTAATCCCCATTCTTTAAGTTTGCGACTTGGTAAATTATCCAAACTAAATGCTGTTTTGTACTGGCCAGCGTACAGTTGTCTAGCTTTCTTAAGCCACGGATTTTCATACCAGAAAATCCGATCAGGTGTGCCATAATACTCTATAAAACGTTTATACATCTCCGGAGACAAGTTATCGTCTGTGGAAGAAATTTTATCGCCTACAAATTCGCCATCCCGAAACACAGCCAGGCTGGAGCCGTGATTGAGTGCGTTTATGCCCCACTGTATCATTTGTAGATAAATGGATCACGTTTGCGCAGTTCTTCCAAACGTTTTTTAAACGCCTGGCGTTCTCTATACCAGCGTAGGGGATTTTGTAAAAAATAAAGAAAGTTTTTCATTGTGTGTCCTTAAACCATTTTTTTGCCTTGAGTTGTATCTTGAGGCTGTTTGATTCTTTTGCTGAGGCGATTAGGTACAGTGTGGCCAGCTTGCCTAATTTTATCACAGCATCGTTTACATCTTTGACATCTTGGGGCCAGTTGGGCATGCTCACACTCCAGCCATATTCTATTGCTTGCTCCACTGTGCGTGGACCTTCGTGATCTCGATCCGGCACCAAGATCAATTCCTTGCCCAATTGTTTCAACAACCAGTTTTGACTGTCTTTGATCTCAGCTCCCAGTATGGCACACCCATCAATACTTAGTGCGTCAAATGGTCCTTCACACACAATCACGAGTTGTCTGTCGTCTTGCTGACTGTCCAAATTAAACACATAACCAGGCTGTTGCTCACTTAGATATTTGGGTTTGGCATCGTTGATAGCACGGGCAGTCCAACCCACAATCTCACCTTTGTACAAGAACGGAATAATAATTCTATTATTAAATCCTGTCTTATTGGCCCAGTAAAATGGATAACTCCACGGATCAATTTTTCTTTCAACTAGGTATGCGTATGCTTCAGCGAACTTTGTTGGAACTGCATAATCTCCGTCTGGAAGTTTTAAGAACGTGTCCAGTTCTTCAAAACTAATTGCATCCAAGGGCAATGCTCTTGTTTCAAACTTTGGAATTATATTGCGCACTTCCACAGTGCTGGTACTGTCCAGTCTAAGTGACTCCAAACGCAATTGACTAATAACGTCATCTGGAATATTTAAATTCCGCATGAATTGATTTAACTTTTGACTGATATGTCTACCAGGTTGCCAACTGCATTTGAATCCGCAATTGAAACAGTGATAGCTGACTGCATCGCCGCCATTCACAATAAAGCCGCCGCGCCCTCTGTCGTCGTCACAGCACACCGCATTGAAACTGATCCAACCGCTTGGGGTTGTTTTTCGCTTACCGGGTAAGTAGTTTAACAGTGTGTTGGCAATAAGACTCATGCCTTATTATAACACATGTTGAAAATTATATCAACGAATAACGGTGACAGTGTTCACCAAACCGTAATATTCTGTGGGGTCTTGTTTGCTTTGATTTTGCCAAACATCTGGATACATCCAACTGATTCGCATGTAGTTATAACTCAGACCCGAAATAGGATCTGTTACAGCAACGTTGTTGAACGGCACTGTTGTGGTGGTGGCCACAGTGCAGTTAAATGATTGAATTCGAGTTGCGTTTTTAAATGATTCAACGGCAATGGTACTGTCATGAGTTGCTTCAACATATATGGTGCCAATGAAATTTGTTATTTTAATTTCAAAATCTATAGTATCAGTTGCCACAGCTTCATAAAATTTACATGGAATGGCGCTGGTATGATTGATAACATTGCCCATGAAGTTTATTTCGCCGCTGAAGCTGTCATACACCACATCATCTTTGAAAGTGGGTATGGCATTGCCAATCAGTTCAATTGTGCCCACTGCACTGAATCTGCTGTCACAATACAACATAATGTCGTTGCCACCGCTAACGGCTGTGACGCTGTATCTCAAAGTTTGATCCACAAGATCCACAAGATCGTCTGCTGGAATAGTAACTGTGCCCAATCCTTTCAAGGGTGTACTGGCATTTTGTATACTTAGACCAGAGCCCACCGTAAGTGTTTGTTTTTTAAATGACACAGTTATTATGGTAATTGCACTGTCAATGTCAGCATCCACACTTTTAACCACCACAGTGCCAATTATGCCTGTGCCTGTTATTATGTTGCCTGCAGAAAATATTCCTGTTATGTTTGCTGTGGGAACTCTGATAGTGGTAGATGTATCTTGACCCAGTGTGGCATACCTAGTGGCATTGGTAGCTGAACCTATAGTGTCCAACAGCGGAGTAACGGTGTAAGGGCTCTCTGGCAAAGCGTTGCCAGCCATGTCCATAACGTTCATCTCAATGTTGCCCAGTGTGAACAAATCTATACGCTTCTGGTCGGCGTTTTGAATATCAAACTGAATGACATTGTCAATGCCGTTGTAAATTTTTATTGTTCTTGCGTACACGATTGTATTCTCCACGGTGAATCCAGCCAAATCGGCTAACAATATTACTCTGTTAGGATATAAATAACTTTGAATTTTCTGCATTTGGCAAGGACCTTTATACTATATTTATGGCAAAACTAAGAGACAATATCGAACAAAACTTACCTTTTATCAGCGTAATAAATTACGGTGATAATGAATATGTAGGGATCATAATTAATCAGGATCAATATGTCACCAGTTTTTATGACTTAAATGCCATTAAGACAGCTGAAGAAATATCTGCATTCTTGGAAATAGGAGAAATATGGTGGTGGGAATCAAACCGTCAATATCCTATCAATATTTTCTGTATAGATCAGATTCAGCCATTTCACTATGCTATTAAAACATTCAACAGCAAGGATACTAGGATCATAATGGGTCCTGTTGTTAATCTGATGAATTTAACGTTGAAACGTGTCAAACGTAAAAGTGTACAGCTGGTACGCAAAGTTCGTTAACTGTAACCATAGCTGACGCCTTCGCAGATCAAATTCATCTGTACCACAATCACATGTGCGTAGGCAATGGCATGTGCTTTCTTAAAATAGTATTCGTCATTTTCAGGTTTGGTCCAGATTGTGGTTCCAATCTCTGGCCAAGTCTTCCCAATCAAGTGTCGCTTGGCTGGCCTTATCAAAGCAAGGCACATTGCCAACTGTTCTATGCTGGTTGGCTTCATCTGTCTCATCAAGTAACCATACCCGTTCACATGGAACAACAAGTTCACAAAATCGTCTTGTTCCAGCAAGTCCCACAAGGGTTCTGTCTCTAGCAGTTTAGTCAAATGCTCTTTACTTTTGACACCGTCATACACACTGACATTCAAAAAATCTATCTTAAAATAACCTCTATCTTCTGCATCTTTATAATCAATAGTGCTTATTCCCGTAATGGGATTATACGGAATAGCTGTACAATACACACCCGTGTTGTGCTTTTTAGCAGCGTCAATTCGTGCATCAACATGCTTTAACACAGTCAACGCTTGATTTCTATCTGCAAAGTCAATATCAATATCTGGCATTAGATCACACTCTCTCGGACTACTTCTTTGACCAACTGAACATCTGCTGGATGTTTTTTGAACTTGTGCATCCAAAATTGCAAATCAATAATGTTCTGCACATGTGCCAGTTGTTCATCGTTGAAATTTTTCAACATTGCTTTGCCGTTGGTTGAATTTAAAATCAACCACGGACTGATTTTGCCATCCTTGATGTCATAACAAGCACGGCTCAAACTCACATATAAAAAATAATGATTCCACGGTGCGTTGTGTGTATCTGCCCAAGACATCATGGTTTCAATACTGCGTTGCAATGCAGTCTCTACTGTTTCGGATTTAATAAGTTCAAGAACATATTGCTCATAAAGTTCGTCTCGACACCAGTGATCCAGTTTAACACCCGATACCACAACCCAGTTAATGAATCGTTCTGGATAAAGAGGATTGACATTACTAACAAAGCTGCCAAACTTAACAAAGGCATTGTAGTAAGAACTTTTACAAAACTCTTCGTACGTTTTTTCCTGTTTGTTTTGTGGTTGTGCTCTCTTGAAAAATCTACAAAATGTGTCATACGCCAACACAACATGACGTTCTGTACGTGCCAATGCTCTACGTTTTTGTTCGCAAATATGCACAAACAAAGTTTTTTCTTGAGTAAAACCCTTGTTACAGTATCCACAGATGTAGGGTTGATTGGCCAAAGTCATCATTTCAATTTTTTAGCTATAGTTGCTTCGTCCATGCCGTATTTACGTGCCAGTTCTTTTAAATCTTTGTCTGTTGATATGTCTGCTAACAACTCTATTTCATCTTTTTTACGGTTGGGATACAACTCTTCTAAAAACTTGGCTCGTTTGCCGCCAGTACCAGTTTTCTTTTTATTTCCCAGCCAATTATGATAAAACGTCTTCTCACCATTGTAACTGCACATACACAACAGCAACCAAAGTAACTTGGGATGTTTTTGTAAATCGTTCCAATTTTTATTAAAATACTCGTTCACAGTCAACACAAAATGTTCTTGTATTTCTCGCTTTTGATCTTGCGCACTGCTGATGTATCTGTTTAAGATAAAGAATTCGCTCTTGAGGCTCTTCTGCTGCATAGGAGTCATCTCATCCCAAGCTGCACGAACATTCATGTCTACAAATGCTATCTTTTCTTTTAATTCAATCTTGTCACTCACGGAGTTTGTCCTTGCTTAATTTGTATATCATTATAGCACGATCCAGGGCCTTTTGTAAAGTGGGATTGGATTGTGCTTCTCGACGAACTTCGCCCCACAACTTATCTTCCATCATGTGTTCGTGCAACGGCCTTCCATCATCAGTACGAGGATCCGGTTTGTTCTCCATTTCGTACTTGTAGCCAATCAACTTGCGATCAGTTTTGCCAAACTCTCGAGCATATATTTCTTCGCCGTTGCGTTCGTAGATATATTTGACATCGGGTTTGAGATTGCCCATTAGGAGTCCTTTGGTAACAACTTGATGTCAAACTGCATGACTGTTCTTGTTCCGGTTCCAGTCCATGGATAAACTGTATTTGCTATAAAACTTGGATACAGCACAACTGTGCCAGGCACTGGCAGGTATTTCCATTCGTCTGTCATAACAAACTTGGTGACGTCTTTGGCTTGAGGCAATTTGAATACAGACTTGGCTCCAAACTGATCTTCTGGTACATCTCCTGCTGGAGCACTGATAAACAACTGTCCGCTAATATGTCCGTACGGCCGCGTGTGCAACTCTTGAAAATCACCTTTTGTTTGACTAGTGATGCGTACACTATCTATCACTGGTTTACAATAATTTAAATCGGTCTCGCCTGATTGTTGTGTTATCAATTCCATATATCCGCCAGCCAGCGATTCAAGCCAGTCAGTCAACCACTTGATATCCAATTCTTTTTTGTTGGGATATATTTGAATTGTGGAGCCGCCGTGTTGACTCTTATCGTTTGCAACATTGAACTCTGTATCATCTGCCAACGATGAGCTCATGGTATAGATACGACTGAATTCTACTGGAGTTACTTGATCAACCGCAATCATAATGGGTTGAAAGTAAGCGACTTTTAATGTTATCATAATATCTTATCCAACTGAATTATTTCACTTTGTCTTGATATTTCTTTTACAAAGTACACACAATCAGGTTTTCCTCCAAATCTAGTTGGCGTTGCCAGCAACTGTCCGTTCTTCATTTTAGGAAAATACCACTTGACGTCACTGTAAAAATTTATAATTTTAATGGGTTTAAACTCTACTCTAAAACTGCTCAGTGGGTTAAACACCAAAGCTTCAAATCCTCGATCATTTAAACTAGTTAACGGTAAAATTTCAATATCACAACTACTAGAACTATCGCCTACAGCAATACTCCAATCAATGGGCATTGTGACTTCGTCGTTGCCTATTTGCAACACTATTGCAGGAGCATTAAAACTTTCCAGGAATATTAATGGCATGAAGAAAAAATCAGGCTCTTGTGGATTACTGTTGTCTAATACGGCAAATCTAGTATTTTCATCAACTTCTTCTGGTAAGTTGTTTAATGAAAATGTCTCGTTATCTAATGTTAATATCTGCATAAATCCTTATTTTTGCCAGTCCACTTTATCTAATGTAAAGGGATATTTGGCTTCCTTGTAAAATTTCTTACGCTCGGTAAGATGCCGTTTGGCCCATTTGCAGGTGCTGGTTAAATCCCAGATCTGGACGAAGTCTTTGTCTTCTGCTTTTCTAATGCCTCGCCCAATACTTTGTATAACTCGGACAAAGCTCTTTCCGGGCTCCAGAAGAACCAGATTAAAAATACGAGGGATATTAATACCCACAGCGGCCACACCGTAAGTTGCCACAATAACCTTATTAGTACTTGTTTTAACATCATCGTATTCTTCTTTTCTGTCTTTTGTTTTGACTTCACCTGATATAAACACACTGTCTTCTATTTCATTTACTAAAAATTTGCCTGAATCTATTCTATTAACTAATATTAACGTATTGCCTGAATCACTAATTTTTTTAACTAATTTACTGATATAAATCATCCTGTCTTCGTCGGTAACAAGATATTTTAATTCTTCCGGATATGTTTTAAACTCGGGCAAATCTATCATCTGTACCACATTCACATGACAGTTAGATAACACGCCCATCTCTTGTAACTCGTGTGCCTTGATACCGCCAACAACTGGACCAATACTGGCAAAGATAGGTTCGCTTTCGTAATCGCCTTTGGGCACAGTGCCAGTTAAGCCCCAACGTACAGGTGCATTACACAAATTTTGTGTAAGCAGATTCTTGAGAACATCAGCCTTGGCCATGTGTACTTCGTCAACAATCACTGTCTTGACATCAGCAAGAAATTCTGCCAAACTCATGATGGCATATTCGTGATTTTTACTTTTCTTATCAAATATATTGAGACTTTGCCAAGTACAGATAGTATGCGTCTTGTCAAGATTTTTACGGTCGCCATAATAAACACCAACATCTAATCCAACATTGATAAAGTCTTCTTCGGTTTGTTCAACGAGACTTTTGTTAGGAACAATGGTAATTGTGCGACCATATTTTTCAGCAAGATGACTCAGAGTTGCTGTTGTGATTGTTTTGCCTGCACCTGTGGCAATCTCTTGCAATGCCTGTGTGTTGGTGAGAAATTTGTTAATTGCATCAACTTGATAGTCACGCAACATAATGGGCTGACCTTCTTGCTGATGTCCTTTTGGCCACACTTTACCTAGGTCAGCCCAGTAGGTTTCTGTTACTGGTTCAAACGCAATTTGTTTAGTTGTGCGCAAGTCTTCCAACTCGTCCACGTCGATATCCATGTCAGCCAATATGCCAAGACAACGTTCCAATTGACTGAGGTATCCGTTGCCGCCCAATCCAAACATACTTATTTTGCCATCCCACCGACCCAACTGAAATGCAGGTCTGTAACGTGCAGTTGGATCCATGTACTTAAAAGCCGCGGTTAATTTTTTGCGAGCTTCCAAGGATAAGCCCTCAAATTTAATATTAACTTCATCGCGAATTATTAGTTTTACCGACATAAATTTAGTTTTGTTTGTTCCATGATTGATGGCTGTTCTGCATACTCTATTACTAGGTCGCAACAGTTAGAGTATACAGCAGTTTTACCGTGGCGTAAACCCATTCGAGTATCTAAGGTAATAACACTCATGGGACGCCATGCAGTTTTCAAGAAAAATTTCGGTAATTTTCCACTGGACACACACGCCACCTGGGTATCAGTTGTGAGGTTATAATTGTAATTTTTTTCTGCAATAAACTGATTAAATGTCTTGCCGGACTCGTCATTTGCTAATCTAAAATAAACACCTATACGATTAACAATATTATTTTTTTCCAGTGCTGCTGATAAAAGTTCGAGATTTTCAAAGTACTTGTTAGTGATCACAGTGTCAAACACCACAAGCAATGGCAACCGTTTTAATTGAATTAGGCCAGCAATTACTTCGTTTAATTCGTGTTCTTTTTTGTCAATCCATACTTTTGTTTTTGACCTAGTGGCCATGTACTCTACCAGATTTTCACCGGGATTTTTTGGATTTTCCACACGATACTGATACCGCATGCTTCGGTCATTGATAATGTTCTGATCAATGGTAGTTTCAATGCCAAGATCAGCTGTGATAGATTTTTGAAAATTTGGATGGATTATGTTGGTGATTAAAAACTGATTATCAATCTCAGTTTTTGACCAAGATTTTATGGTTCTATAGTGACCCGTTATAGTGTCGTCAATTTCAAACTCAAGCGGAGCAAGTGCTTCGTACAAGTGTACAATGTTACTCTCTGTCAATGCAGCCTGCCATCTTTTATGTGTTTGTGTAGTTGTTAAATTTTCTATTTTTTCGCTGATATTTTGAAGAATTTTACGAATATTTGAAGAAAATGTAAATTCGATAAAAATAACAAATTCTTGTTCAGCATCGCGATCAATGTATAATTTTTTTACTTGTTCAATGCGTCTAAACGTTTTAGACCAGCTTGGAGTAACAAGAGCTGTTTTGATTTCTTCGGAAAAAACCGGTATTTTTTCGGAATTTTCCCTGAGAATTTTAACTAGTAACTGACTTTGATTTTCAGTGATGAACAAGTGCGTATTAATAGAAGATGCCAAACTTCTAAGCACACGTGAGTCTCTACTGGCAATTTGCTCTTCTATAGTAGGCTCTGAGAAATTTACAATTTTTAATAAAAGTGCGTCGATAGTCGTCATAAAGTAAGTATACACTAAAAGATTTGTAAAATCAACCTTTTAGAAATTAATTGTTATTTTTAAAATTAACCCATTGTTCTAATAGGTCACTACTTGAATTTATTTTGCTATTTCCGCCAATGCCAAATTTTAGTAATATATTAGGCACAACAAGTTCGGGCACATTTTTGGCATTTCTGTCACCACCGTTGGCAAATATTATGCCAGCGTTGGGATACAGGAGTTTTACATTTTTAATGGCTTCAATGGCAGTGTCATCGTCATCGTTGAACAACATAACACTGTCAACCATTTTTAAATTTTCAATAATCTTAACACGATCCACTATAGGCAAAAAATTCTTGCCTTTTTTACGTGTAAGCCATGCATCACTGTTGATGCCAACAATTAATTTGTCGCCCAGCTGTCGAGCTTGGTTAAAATAATCTATATGTCCAGCATGTAGTGGATCGAATCCACCTGTAACCAAAACTATTTTCATATGCTGGCATCTTCCATGCCAGCAACACGCAATTTCACAATGTTAGTGATCTGCCATTGCTTTTGATCAAGTGATTTAGTAATACCCAACCACTTGTTTCGGAGCAGAGCAAACTCGTTGATAATTTTTTCAAAGTCAACAACATCTGCTTCTCCTTCTACATAACGGTCACAATCGCGACTGCTCAAAGCACGTTGATAGTTCTCTAAGTACTTGCGAAAGTGCTGACTTTTGAGTCTTCGCAGTTCAATGTTAAGATATTCTAAAATAGCTTCGATTTCTTGTAGCTGGCTGAATCGTTGTTCTACCACGCCTGGCAATGCAGCCGCGGCCTTTTCAACATTGCCAATTAGACGAACTTCTTTCCTTGCTTCTAAAAGTTCGTCTTCATAGTACAGCACAGCATCTGGGATATGACTAATATCCTTGGCTATTTTAGCATACCACATTAAAACTCCAATTCACCGTAGTCTTCGTCGTCTTCTTCTACTTCGTCTTCATTTAGGTAATAACCAATGGCTTGATCTAAAATTTCATCAACGCCTGTGGCGTCTTTGAACACTCGATCAGGAACACCAAAGTCTGCCAGCATGTCGATATATCGTTCTGCCACAGTCTCTAATTGTTTCTTATCCATGTATTCGACGAACATTAACCATACATCGCCAACTTGAGTTTCATTCAACATCTTCTTCGATCTCCTTAGGAATGGTAGCTGTTGTTAAAGTTTTGATATGAAATTTATTCATTATCATATCTAATTTATCATCTTTCCATTCTTTTCGGTAGAATTTGAACTCTTCGCCTGTCTCTGGATCAACCCATTTGAGCCTGTTGCCTTCTTGTTTCAACAAGCCGGCCTTCTCGCACATGTCCACCATGCCTGAATAAGGATTCATGCCAGTTTCATACGGAATTTTAATTTGCACAGTTTCAAAAGGTTTAGCATAACGTGTCTTCATGATTTTGCATGATGCACGAATACCCATGACATCTGAAATCTTGTTGCCGTCTTCATCCTCTTTGAGTTTTAGTTTTTTCATAGCAACAACAATACTAGAAGCATAAACAAATCCTTGTCCGCCTGAGATTTTGTCATCCGGATCAAACATGTCCTGCGATGCATAAGTGTGATTTGTACAAACCATACCCACATTGTAACTGCCAAACATGTTGACACAGTTACGCACTAAACTGGTAAGTGCTTTGGGTTTACGACCCATGTCTCCTTTCATGTCACCTGCTTGAAACTGGTTAATGTCAGTGGGAGTAAGCAACATACCCAGTGAGTCTATAACAAATAACACTTTGGGACGCTCTGCCATTTCTTTGTACTCTTTCATGAATTCATGAATGGTTTTTGCCACATCATCAATCATGGCCATGTTGAGTTTAAGAAGTTTGTCTTCGCCTGTATCTACACCAAGTGCGTGTAACCATTTTTCATCCAGCGCATTTTCAGTATCAATTAAAATAACATAAATGCCCTGTGCTTGTGCGTTGCGTACTAGGTTTCCTGAACAGATAAAACTTTTACCTGCACCGCTTTCGCCAGCAAACACAGTGACCTTACCTAGTGGAATACCTTTGTTAAAGTCCCCACTGATTAAGTAGTTAAGCGTAAAGTTGCCTGTGCTAACCCAATCTGTAGGATCATTAAATCCCACGCCCAGTCCATCAATACTCTTGGTTAGAGTTTTTCTAAATTTACTTAAATCAAATGCTTTCGTTGCCATTATTATTTTCCTATTATTTTAATATCAAGTTTGTGCTATATCCGCCTAAATCTACAGTACTAAGATCTCCACGAATAAATGTATTGAAGCATAGTGCTATTCTTGTTTCATTTAACGGGTTGGCATTGCTGCCGTGAAACAAATCACTAGGCCATAACACTATTGCGCCAGTATCTACTGAGATATTCCATTTATCTGCATTGTATATGTTGATATGTGTTTTACGAAATTGAATTGGCCAAGTTTTATCTAAATGATTTTTTGAAGTAACTATTAATTCACTTTTAGGTGAACTTTTTAGATAAAGACACCCGCTGATAATACTGTTAGGGTGAGGATGTGGTCCGTGATCAATATTGGGTTCGTTTCGGCTTAACCAAGAATTAGTGATATAAAATTCGGTTTCAATACCGAGAACAGCTGTTACATATTCTTGTAAATGGAATTCGCAGACCCGTCGAATACTCTTAAATTCTGGATTGTCCAATATAAACATATTTTCAGTTAAACCACACGTTGGTCTGAAATTTGGAAATTCTGTTCTATCTAAAAATCTAGTCAGTAGTGCATTATCCACACGGAATTTAGTATCCGGTACATGATATACTGGGGTTGAAAACAGTGGATAGATTATAGGTTGCATAGTGTTTTTAGGTAAGATAACTAGGGCGTGTGACTAAGTCACAGAGGCCCTGGCCGTATTACTTTACTTTTGACGATTGCGAATCATTGCCAAGATGTCTTGGGCACGTGAGTCGCCACCGCCGCTTGCTTCAGCCGCTGGTGCTGGAGCAGGCGTAGTTTTTGCTACTGGAGCAGGCGTGTCATCTTCGTCATTGTGTGATGGCGCAGGTGTTGCCTTAGGAGTTGATGCTGGCTTTTGTGGATCGCCAGTGTTCTGGCTCATGCCAGCTGGTTTGAAGTATTGTCCCCAACGTTCCATGTCATATGGTTCGCCATCAACGCTTGCTTCAAACATTTCTTTCATGACCTTCAACTCAACTTCGCCTGGCTTCTTAGGCAAGAAATCAGTCAAGTTAAACAGGCCATGTGTCTTGATAGCTGCTTGTTCAGCATCGCTCAATGGACGCTCACGGCGACTCCAAGTGCTGGTAGAATAGTCAGCATATCCGCCCTTTGAACCTTTCTTCATACGATAGTCCAAACCATGCACAAAGTCAGTTGGCAAATCTTCCAATTCTGGGTCAACCAGGGCTGCACGAATGCTTGTGAAAATTTGTG